CTAGCGGAAAAATATATAGGGGCCGAGCAGCGCCGTGGGCGTGCGGCCGCGCGCCCAGCTCCTGGTGGTGTCGTGGCGGTGGCACGAGGTCGCCCCGGCGGTGGTGTCGTCCAAATCTCCGGCCCAGACCAAGCAGTTGACGGCGTAAATCCGGCACCAGTCGGCGGCCGTCAGCTGAGCTTTGGCGGGCAGCAGCGGCGCCCTTCCATCGGCTTCCCGCAAAATGTCCTGACAGGTTCGCGCAAGGTCCGGCTCGGCGCCGCGCCGGCCGGAGGTGGTTTGCAGGCGGTTGCGAATCACCCAGGCGAGCGGGGCGTGGAGCTCTTCCGGCTGGCCGCCGCCGAGCCGGGCGACGGTGCGGGCACAGATATCGAGTTCGACCTGTCCGAAATATCTGATCATGGTATCGGCTTGAACATGGATGCGAGTGGCCGTCGCATCCGGGTTTCAGCTATATCATCTCAAGAATATTGATAATTTGCTATAAAACATCCTAATTCACCCTCCGGGTTAATAACTACGTAAGCTTACCCATGTCACTCCCCGCAAATGGCCCGGAAGGCGGCGTTGTGCTGGCGGATTTGCACTGCGGTTTGCGGACTATCCTTACGCGAATAAGTAATGGGCTCCATGGCGAGGCAGGTGGTGTCAGTCACGGCGGTCGGGGTCGTGCTCTGGCAGGCTGCGAGAATCAACGCGGCGGCGAGCGGCGCGAGCGGTCTGGACATGGCGGGCTTGCTCCTTCAGCGAGCGCGCCGCCGCCCGGTCCTCGCCGGCCTGGATCTGGCGGCGTTCGGATAGGAACGCCGCGAGGCCGGTGAGGAAGCGGAAGGCCGCGCTTAAAGCATTGAGGATGGAGAGCATGAGCCTATTGCGCGCCGTCCCTGGGCGCTTCGCCGAGGAAGATGGCGGCGACACCGGCGAGGGCGGCCAGGGCGCCAAAAATCTGGTTCCAGTCCTGTTCGGTCAGGCCGAGCAGGCCGAAACCGGCGAGGAACGCGGCAATGCCGGCATAGGTGGACGGCTCGCGCAGGCGCTTGATGATGAAATCCATGGGAAACCTCAGATATTGGCGGGTTGGTCGGCTTTGGCGGGGGCGGCGCGCAGCAGTGACAGCGCGGCGGCGTGAGTGGCGATCAGCCTGCGCGACCAGCCGAGGCCGAAGGTCGGGAACAGCCGCTGCAGCAGGCCGTAGCTCTGCATCCGCCGCGCCATGAATTCGGCGAGCAGCTTTTCCGGCTGCGCGGCGGCGATGGCGGCCAGGGTGACGGGGCCGATCTGGCCGTCGGCCTTGACGTTGGCGGCCTGTTGCAGGAAGCGCCGGGCGCGGCCGACGCCCTGATTGACCGCGCAATCGAACACCGCGAGGTCGAGCCCGGAAGGCAGCGCGCCGCAGCAGGCGGTCTCCCAATAGCGCTCGCGGTAGATGGCGGCGGCTTCCTTCCTGGTCAGAGCGCGGACGTCGGCCTTGGTCACGGCACTGCGGCGGTAGTCGCGCAGCACGGCGAGGGTGATGCCGAGATTGGTCGCGCCGCCGGGATCGAGCGGGTGATCCGAATAGCCGCCCTCGAAGGTGAGGACATGGGCGAGCGCGGCGTTGAATGTCTTCTGCAAGCGGGTATCTCCATGGGGTGGCGGCGGGTCAGTGCTTGGCGGCGTTGCGGCGCTCGCGCCAGAACGCCCAGAGCCGGATCAGGCCGAAGGCGAGGCCGACGACGAGCGTCGCGGTGGTGAGCACCTGGTTGAGTTCGGTCAGCCAGGGCGACCAGGCCGGTGCCGAGACGAGACCGCCCGCGAGCGCCGCGTCGGAGAGGTTTTGCTGGTTGGTGGTGTGGGTCATGTCGCCTCGCTGGTGTGGGGCGGCGGGTGGTTCAGCTCACCACGGCGCTGGTGTCGCTGCGCCGCCAGTCGGTGCCGTCGGAGAAGGCCGGGACCGCCCCACCGGTCGCATCGCTGACGAAGACGAAGGCGCCCGTTCCGGCAGTCGCGGCGCTGGGCAGGGTCGCGACGGTGAAGCTGGGGAGACGGGGCGCGCCGTTGGCGGCGGCGACGAGGGTCAGGCCGATGTCGAAGGTGCTGCCGTCGGCCGAGGTCTTGAAGCTGAAATCGTCATTGCCGAGACAGCCGATTTCGGCGCGGCCGGAAAAGGCGGTCTGGAACAGGAAGCTGGCCGTATCGCCGGCGGCGTTCTTGTTGAGCTTCACCTGCACGCCGCTGCCGATGTGGTTGAACAGCACGGCGCCCGACGCGACGGAGAGCTTGTTGGTGGCATCCGCCGTGGTGTTGACGCCGAGGCGGGCGGCGTTCTGGGTCGCCGCGCCGGTCCAGGCTGCGCCGTCGAAGGCGAGGACGATGTCCTCGTCGGCGATCCAGAGCAGCCAGCCCTCGCGCGGGGCATGGAACGACCACGCCCCGTCCTGGCGGGCGGCGATTTTGCCGTCTTTGCCCGACCAAGCGCCGGTGGCTGAGGCCGCGATGAGATAGCGGTCGCCGTCCGCAGGAGAGCCGGGCGGCGCGGCGAGATCGCGGTCGAGCACCGAGAGCATGACGATGGCGTCGAGCGCCAGCAGCGCGGCGTTATGGGTGACGTGCTTCTGGGCTTGGGCGGCTTCGATGAAGGGCAATGCGAGGTGGGTGCTGGGTGGCATGGTCGATCCTTTTGCCGTGCCGCAGATGGGCGCACCGCGAACGCTGTGCTCGCGGGAAGAGTCTTATGTGCATCGGCGCATCCGCGCCGATGGTGTGCCCACTTGGCCGTGGGCCCCGGGGGGTAAACGGGAAGGCCGGACTCGCGGCCGGGCGCATTGCATCGGATCAAGTGGTCTTGTAAGAAGACTGTGCCCCAGGCCGCAGGCGGAGCGTCCGCGTAGGCCCCCCGGGGCCCACGGCCAAGTGGGCAAACGGCCAGCGCGGAGGCGCTGGCCAACGCTAAGAGTCTTGCCGCAATCACTGCGCCCGAGGCTGTCACCCGCCGGGAGCGCAGCGTCCGCGTCAGGGCACCAATGCCTCACGCACGGCGCCCCGCCCATAGGACGCGCCGAGCTGATAGACCCTGACCGTGTACTCCGCTTGCGGCGCGCCGAAATCGGCCGTCTGTTCGGCGTCGGTGTAGACCGCCAACGGCGTCGTCGCCGCGAGCGTGCGGACCACCGCCGCGCCGTCCATGACATCGACCTCATAGGCCTCGGCATCCTCGCCGAGCGGCACCTCGAGCTGGTCCCAGCCATCGCCGCCGATGCGGGTGCGTCGGACCCATGCAATCTCCAGCCCCCCCGCCACTCGCCGCCCGCCGACATGCACCGGCGACAGCGGCCGCAAGCCGACGCCGTCGAATGCGCGCACCACGCTCCGGTATGACGCATCGCCGATGTCGTAGCGGCTCGGGCCGTATTTCCAGTTGAAGGCGAGGCCGATATCCGCCTGCGCCATGTCCACCTGCACCAGCGCGCCGTTCAGCAGCACGAACCGCGCACCCGCAGCGACCGGCGCGCGCATCGCGCCCTCCGTGCCCGCTTGCCCGCGCAGCAGGCCGGTCAGCTCGTAGGTCCGCGCGCCGATGAGCGCGGCATCGCGGAACTGCACGACCTCCCATGCGCCATCGGCATTCTCGACGGCACAGACATTTGCGCCTCCGAGCACCAGCAATTCGCCCGCCGACGACAATTCGCCCGCGGACAGCACCACCCGTAAGCTGTTGCCCTCGTCCCAGCGCGACGTCGGCCCGTCGTAAAACGCGGCGTCCGTCACCCCGACTACCGCAGGCGTCGTGGCAAGCGCCTTTAGCGCGAAGCCTGATGTCGTCGGCGAGCGGTAGAACGCCACACTGCCCGGCCATGGATCACCAAAAGCCGCAACGGTCCCGGCGTGAGCGACCTCGTCGCCGCGAATGAGCGGCAGATCGAGGAACACCCCCAATTGCTGCCCATAGATCGCGGGCGCCGCCGCGACAGGGGCGCGCACCGGACTGGCGAAAGCATCGTAAAGCTGCGGCTCGATCGACATCGCTTCGGCCTCGACCCCCTCGCCGACGGTCAACCCGGTCAGGCGCAACGGCACGCTCCGCCCATTCGCATCGAGGCTCACCACGTCCGACGCATCAAGCGCGATCCGCGACGGCGGCAGCACGAAGGCCCCGCGCTCGCGGCTCGCCCAGGTTTCCTGCACCATGGTCTCGGCGATGCCGCGCGCGGCCTGATAGGTCGTCACCATGGGCAACCGCGCCGAGGCGATCCGCGCCGCATTGCCGGAGATGCGCCGCCCCTCCGCCGAGCCCTGCTGATAATCGCGGTCGCCATCGATGAAGATGACTTTCGCCGAGCGCGGCAGGTCGCTTTCCTGCGCGCGGGTCAGCTCGTAGCGCGGCCGGCTGGGCGAGGTCTCGACCAGCTCATCGGCAGTCAGGCTGGCCGCGATGCCCGCCCGCCCACGATGGGCGAAGCGGATGCGGCCTTGCGCCTCAAAGCTGTCGAAGAAGAAGGCGGCTTCCAGCGGCTGCAAGGCATCGCGCGCCGACATCACCCGGTCGATGACATAGCCTGCCATCGCACCGGCGAGCTGCCCGGCGTCGAAATCTGAGAAGCCGTGATCGCCCAGCAGCTTGGCGACGGTCTCGGCGAGCGGGGCGTCGGAGACGCGGCCGGTCAGCCAATGGCCGAGCTGCCAGTTGTCGCCATCCGACCAGACCGTGCGCAGCGCCGGGAAGGCGGGGTAGGGCCGCGCATCCCAGGTGTAGAGCATGATGCGCGCGGCATCGACCATGCGGCCGTCATAGACGCCGCTGGCCGGGTTCTGCGCCTCGGCGAAATCGGCGTGCGCCGCGTCGTACCATTCCAGGAAGGCGCGCAGATACCGCCGCTGGATCAGGTCGTCGCGGATGCCGCGCGAGAAATGGGGGAAAAAGCTCTCCGAACTTTTCGGATCGTAAAAGACGTTCGGCTGGTTCGAGCCCTTGTCGACGGCCGGACAGCCCAGCTCGGTGAACCAGATCGGCTTGCCCTCCGGCACCCACCCGGTCGGCGTGCCGCTCTCGACGCCGCCGGGGCGGTCGAAATGCGGCTGCGACCACCAGGAGCGCAGATCCTTGAAGCGGAACACCCACGGCTTGGCATAAGCGGCATCGGTGATCGGCGTGCGGATTTGCGCGGCGCGGTCGGCCTCGGAGGCATAGAAGAAGTCAAACCCCTCGCCGCCCTCGATATTGGCCTTCAGATAGTCGAGGTCGTGGATGAAGCGGGTGCCGCCGGCATAGTCGAGATGATCGGTGCCGTCGCGCCAGTCGGAGAGCGGCCAGTAATTGTCGATGGCGACCGCGTCGATATTGGCGTCCGACCAGAGCGGGTCGAGATGGAAGTGGACATCGCCCGAGCCGTCGGCGGGCTGGTGGCCGAAATATTCCGACCAGTCCGCCGCATAGGTGACCTTCGCGCCCGGCAGGATGGTCTTCACATCCGCCGCCAGCGCGATCAGCGCAAGGACGAACGGGTAGCTGCTGGCGCTGTCGCGAACCCAGGTCAGGCCGCGCATTTCCGAGCCGATGACGAAGGCATCGACGCCGCCCGCCGCCGCGCAGAGTTCTGCGCAATGCAGGATGAAGCGGCGGTAGCTCCATTCATCCGGGCCGCTGTAGATGACCGCGCCGCCCGCGATGGAGAAATCCGCAGGCGCGGCGGTGCCGACGAAGGCGTCGATCTGCGCCTGCGCGGCGCTCGTCTGATCCGGACTGCCGATCTCGCCCGGCGCCGGATCGCAGGTGATGCGCCCGCGCCAGGGAAAAGCCGGCTGATCGGCCCCGCCGGTGTAGGGATCGGCAAGGCCGTTCGCTTCGGGAATGTCCATCAGCAGGAACGGCGTAAAAATCACGTCGAAGCCGCGCGCGGACAAATCCGCGATGGCGGCGATGATCGTCTTGTCCGACGGCGTGCCGCCATAGGCCGGGCGCACGCCATGGGTCGAGACCGCCTCCGCCGCGGCGCGCGTCAGGCCGGCGACGCCCCAGGAGATCGGCGTGGTGCCTTCGCCCTTGTCATGGCTGTCGACCTTCGGCTTGATCTCACACGCGCCGCAGCGCAGATCCGAGCCGAACCAGGCCGAGAACAGCGAGATCGCGCCGCAATTGGGCAGCGTCGCCTGCAACTGGTCCATGGAGACGGCGAAATCGCTCGGCCCCAGCGTCGTATGCCGGTTCTCCGAATAGCTGCCGCCGCCGCCGGCATCGACGCGCACCTCGCCCGGGTGATAGGCGAATTCGCCCGCTGCCGGGATCAGCGTCATGCCGCGCACCTGTCCCTCGAAGGCATCGACGGCGCGAAACACCTCGAAATTGAGCTGCGGGATGCGGTTGCCGAAATCCTCCAGCGGCAGACGCTCGAAGACGACATAGGCCGTGCCGCGATAGGCGGGCGCGTTGCCCGCGCCTTCCTTGGCCTCGATCAGGCTGTCGGGCGCTTGCGTTTCGGAGCCGGTATAGACGCGGTAGATGTAATCCGAGAGCGTGATCTCGTCGCCATCGGCCCAGACCCGGCCGAGCCGCGTGATTTCCCCCTCGCAGAGGGCGACAGCGAAATTGGCGAAGTAGCGGTAGGTGCTGCGGCTCGCGCCGCCGCCGCTGTTGAGGCCCTTGCCCGAGCCGCCCGCGCTGGCGCTGGTCACTTCCTCCTCGAAATTCGTCGCCCAGATGATCTGGCCGCCGAGCCGGGCGCGTCCGTAGAGGCGCGGCATGTCCGCGCCTTCGGTCGAGGCGGTGACGTTGAGGTCGGCGAGGCGCGGGCCGTCGCGGGCGATTTCCTGTCCGGTCGCGCCGAACAGCGACTGATCGATATAGGCCCCTGCCAGCGCGCCGACCGCCCGGCCGAGCGCCGCCCCGGTCAGGGTGGCGCCGAGGAAGGAGAAGCCGCCGGGCAGCAGCGCCGAACCCGCCGCCGAGCCGATCGCCGAAAGTGCCAGTGTCGCCATGTAGTTGAGTCCCTGAAGATGATGGGTCGCGGCGGTTCAGACTCAGACCGGCTCGGGGAAGCGGAAGGCGGCGGCGATGCGGCGGCGCCACCATGGCGAGAGGCAGATCTCGCAGACCGGGGCGCCTTCGACGGCGTGAATCATCCGGTCCGGGGCGGTGAGGATGGCCGAGTGCTTGGCCGCCGCGCCCGGACGCAGGCGGAACACCAGCACGTCGCCCGGCCGGGCGTCGGCAGTGTTGACGCGGGTCAGATGGCGCGCGGCAGCCTCGAGCATGGTTTCGACGCCGGAGGCTTCGGCCCAGTCGCGGCTATAGGGCGGCGGCGCCTCGGCGGGACGGCCAAACGCTTCCGCATAGACGCCGCGCACCAGGCCGAGGCAGTCGCAGCCGACGCCCTTCAGCGAAGCTTGATGATGGTACGGCGTGCCCAGCCACGAGCGGGCCAGCGCAACGATGTCCGCTCGCATTGGAGAGATCCTTGGCGGAGGTCAGGCATTCATGCTGGCGCCGTCATTGCCTGGATCGCCGGAGACGGGATAGGCGAGCACGAAGCGGTTGCCGGGGATGTGCGGGAAGCCGCGGAAATTGACGGCGTTGGCGAATTTGGCCTGGCAGGTCGGGAAGGTCTTGTCGCAGCCCGCCGTGATGGTGAAGGCGTCGCCGGGCGCGATGGGGCTTGGCATGGAGCGCCAGAGTTCGATTTCGGCGGATGGGTTGGAGAGGCTGAAGCGTTTCACCTCCATCTGGCGGCCGGCATTGGCGCCCTCCGTCCAGGAGAGCAGGCCGCCCGCGAACCAGTTCTCGGCGAAGGCGTCGAGGCCGGTGGCGGTGAAGAGGTAGCGGGTGGCGGCGGCGGCGACCGCGCCGCTGCCGGTGAAGGCCGGGTCGTCCAGATCGATGCCGCAGCGGGCATCGCCGAGCGTCGCGTCGCAGGCATATTGGTAGGTGCGGCCCTGCTGCTGGTCGAGCGCATGGGCGAGGCCGCGCAGCTCGGCGGTGAAGGCCGTCTCGCCGCGCTTCACCTCGCCGATGGAGCCGCTCATCATCAGGAGGCGCTGGGAGGGCTCGGCCCAATTCACGCGCCAGATCTCGATCCGCGCGGCGTCGAAGAGGCCGCCGGCGAGGTCGGATTCGTTGAGACGGTCGGACTGCAATGCGCCGCTGACGTCGAGATTGTCGATGGACAGGCCGACGGATTGGCGGATGTCGGAGCTGGTGAAGCCGCTGGCGGCCCCGAAGGTGGTGCCGTCGAAGGCGATGTCGCGGTCGTGGTCGGTGAAGCCGTAGACGGTGGCGTCGGCGCGGATGAGACGCCAGCACCACGCCAGGGTGGTCGCGCCCGAGTCGAGGTGCGTCTGAAGGCCGGGGGGGAGGGTTTTCATGGAGACTCACAGTTTGGCGGCCGCTCCGGGGCGCAGGGCCGCGAGTCGGGACTATCCGTTGACCCGCCGGGGCCCACGGCCAAGTGGGCAAACCCATCGGCGCGGATGCGCCGATGCACGTAAGAGTCTTGCCGCGGGCAAAGCGTCTCCGCTGACCCGAAAGAACCCAGGTTCAGGCCCGGATCTCGACCACCGGGATTGCCGGGATCGAGCCGTGGCGGAAACCGTCGAGATTCACCGAGAGCTGGTCGGTGTCGAAGCGGACGGGCACGTCGAATTCGAAGCCTGCGGTGATGGCGCTGCCCGTCTCTGGGATGGCGCCCGCCTCGAAGCTGACCAGCCCCGTGGCGTAGTCGCAGAGGAAATCCACGCCCTCGGTCTGCGGCACCCCATCCACGGCGACGAGCAGCGCGCCCGCGACCGGCTTGGTGATCGCGCGCGACCAGGGCGCGAAGCTGGAGCCATAGGTTTTGACGAGCTGGAACTCCGCAGTCGCCCCATCGCCGTTGCCGATGGCTTGGTCACTCGCCGCCACCACGCCGCTCGCCGCGCAGCTTTTGCAATCGGCATGATCCTTCCAGCGGAAGCCGTGCAGACGCCCGCGCCGCTCCTCGAAGAACGCGATCACCGCCTGCAGGTCATCGAGCGATTTGACGCCGAAGCCCGCATCGTAGCGGCGGCGGCTGTCGGCCCAGCGCTGGTTGCGCTCCTCATGCCCCGAGCCGAGCACGACGATGTCGGTGCGCCGCTCCGGCCCGCCGCTGGCGCCGAAGGAGATCGCGGTCGGGAAGCGGATGTCGTGAAAGGCCATGGGGGTCCTGGGGGATGAGAAGCACTGTCATCCCCGCGAAAGCGGGGATCCAGTAAAGGGCAAACTGTCTCAAAGGCACGGTCTTCGCCGCGACCGCCGCGGAGTACTGGATTCCCGCCTTCGCGGGAATGACAACTATAAGGACGACGGATGCAGCCGATGCCGCGCCAAGATCTCGGAGATCAACGCAAACACCGTGCTCGCGGCAAGACTCTTACGTGTGCATCGGCGCATCCGCGCCGATGGTGTGCCCACTTGGCCGTGGGCCCCGGGGGGTCAACGGAGACACCCGGACGCGCGGCCTTGCTTACAGCCAGCCCCTATAAATTCCGCTGCCCCCTGCCGACCGCGCGAGACAGCATCGCCCCGATCTGAGTCTCGGAGCGCCGGAAACTCTCGGCATCGGGCGTCGAAATATGCATCGTCACGGACACCGCGCCGCCGCCTTGCGTGCGCACGCCCAGCCTGCCATCGGTACCGCGCGCCAGCGGCATGATCGCCTCCGGACCGGCCTCGCCCGCGAGCCCCGTTCTCCCGCCGCCGAGCGGAAAGCTGACCGGCGCGGCGATCACCCCACCTTGCGCGAACGGCTTCGGCATCGGCGATCCGACCACCCCGCCCTTCGCGAACGGCGTCACGCCCTTGAGCAACCCGGCCAGCCCGTCGCCGATGGCGCTGCTGAAGGGCTGCACCGCCGAGCGCAGCGCCACGCGCGAGAGGTCGAGCGCCAGGGATCGCAGCGTATTGCCAAAACTCTCACCGGAGAAGACGGCGTCCTCGAACGCGCCTGTGATCTTGCGCCCGAAGGCGCTGCCGAGCCGTTCGAGCTCCATCAGCTTTTGCCGCGCCTCGGTGGTGTCGGCGCCGACGCGGACGGACAGGCTGGCGACGGTCTCGGTCATCGGAAATCCTCAGCTATCGGGGAAGCGGCGCATGAGATCGGCAAAATCCGCCCGCGCGAAGGGCGAGGCCGCGCCGGGCAGACCGGCCGCCCCGCGCAAGGCGAGCCTCAATTCGCGCGGCGTCATCGACCAGAAGGCGGCGGGCGCGAGCCTCAGCACGCCGAGACCGGCGGCAATGGCATCGTCCCAGGGGAAGGGCGTCAGTCCGCCGCTTCCCCCGCCGACTTTCCCGGCGTCCGGTCCTCCGCGATCGGCTTTGCCGCGCCGAAGGTCGCGGTCAGCAACGCGACGACGATCTCCACGAACCCGGCCGCACCGCCATCGGCCTGCATCCGCGCGACCTGTGCTTCGTCCAGCTCATTGCCGCCGCCGCGCAGACCGGCCGCGATGATGCGGATGGCATCGCGCGCGCCGAGCCGGCCGGCCTCGAACCGCTCCGCCAGCGCCAGCATATCCGACGCGCCGAACGCGTCCTCGAGCTCCGCCAGCGCGCCGAGCGTCAGGCAGAGCCGGTAGGGCCGTCCGTCGAGCACGGCCTCGACCTCTCCGCGATGGCGGTTGACCATGGCTTGGCCCTCAAGCGGCGGCAAAAGTCAGCGCGCCGGCGGATTCCAGCGCGATTTCGAAAGTCAGCTCGTTGTCGTGGCTGCCGGAATATTCGAGCGCGGTGATCTGGAACGCGCCCTCGACCGTGCCGAAATCGGGGATCGCCACCTGCCAGTCGCGGATGGTCCCGGCGAAGAAATAGCCGCGCACGGTCTCATCCGATGCGGCGTCCTTGAAGATGCCGCTGCCGGAAAGCCGCGCGGTCTTCACCCCCGCCCCGGCCAGCAATTCGCGCCATTCATCGGCGGATTCGGTGTGGGTGATGTCGACGGTCGCCGCATTGAAGGCGAGGCTGCGGGCGCGCAGGCCAGCGACGGTCGCAAAACTGCCGGAGCCGGTCGCATCGACTTTCAGCAGGAGGTTCTTGCCGCGTTGGGCCGCCATGGGGATCTCCAAAAATGGGGGGCTAGATCAGCGGCGCGGTCATCGCGCGGAAGCGCAGCACGCCGTGATATGTCTCGCCATCGGGGTCGCGTTTCAGGTCGGAAAACTGGTGCGCGAGATTGACCAGCCGGTTGTCGTCGAGTGTCAGCTCGGCGCCGTCGAGCACCTCGCGCACGGCGTCGGCGATGGCATAGGCTTCGCGCTTGCCCTCCTGGCGCGACCAGACATGCAGCATCAGCACATGCTCGGAGCCGCGCTCGGTGCCGGTGCTCCAGTCGCGCAATTGCATCTGGTCGATGACGACGAAGGGGAAGGCGGCGTTTTGCGGCACGTGGTCGTAGAGGCCGGTGTCGATCAGGGCGGTGAGTTGCGCGTCGGCGGCGAGGGCGGTGTAGACGGTTTTTTGCAGGTCCCAGCCAGGATTGGTCATGAAGAGGTCCTTTGCGGGAGGGTGATTATGGAGGCGTCATTCCCGCGAAGGGGGGAAAGTAATGGGGCTGGCATCGGCCGGAGGGCTGAACGCAACTTCCGCGGCCACTGGATTTCCGCCTTCGCGGGAAGGACAGGAATGGCTAGGGTTTGCCCGGCGCTGCGAGCCAGCGCTTGACCGCGTCCACGATGCCGGGGCGCGCATCATCCAGCGACGGCTCAAGCCATGGCGTCGCGGCTCGGCCGAGGCTGCCGAATTCGAGATGCCAGCCATAATCGAGCGGCGTGCCGACCTTGTACCCGGCGCCATCGCTCGCGGCTTCCACCGTCAGCGAGGCGGCGAGCGCGCCGGAGCGGCTATCGGGCGGCTGGCCGTCCGCAAGCTTTACACGCGCAGCGCCGCAAATGCTTTCCGCCGCCGTCTCCAAAACCTCCGCAAGGCCACTCGGGTCGGCGATCCGTTCCAGGGCGTCGCCAAAAGCTCCAAGCCCTTCAATACGCGCGTCCAGCTTCATTGATCGCGCCTTTCGCAAAGGCAGCTCAGGAAGCGCCCGCGACCATCCTTGTCCAGCACGGCGAGGATGTGAAACACCTCAGACCCCCGCCGGAACCGCATCGCCGGCACCACATCCGCGCGGTGGCGGATCATGATCAGCACCGCCGCCGTCCCCGTCACCCGGTCCGCGCCCACCACCTCCTTGCCGCCCGTCGCCTCGACCAGACCCCAGACCTCAGCGACCTCCTCCCAGGAGACGGCAGCGCCGCCGCCGCCATCCCCGGTGCGCTCCGCCCGCTCGATGGTCAAACGGTGGCGCAGCCGTCCGATGCGCGGCCTCACAGTTTCGCCCCGCGATAGGGCGCGATCAAGCTGGCGACGCTGCCCGGCACCGGGTCGGCGCTCTCGCCGAACAGCACCGGCTCGCGCGCTTCGTACCAATGCGCGACCAGGAGCTTGATCGCCAGGCGCACCGGCATCGGCACGTCCTCGGCGGCCTCGCCATAGCCGGCGGTGAAGGCGATCTCGATGCCGTTGACGGCGCGGCCGGGCAGCGGCCAGCTTTGCCCATCATGCCGGGCGAGGCGCGGCCGCCTCGACGCCGCGTCGACGGCAAACAGCGCGGGATCGAGCGTCACCGAGCTGCCGGTCGGGCCGTAGAGCCGCACCGCGTCGACGCCGATCAGCGGCGCCAGCGGCAATTCGACAGGCGCGGCCTCGGGCCATCGGTCGAGATAGAGCGACCAGCTCTGGCTGATCAGCGCGAGATCGAGGCAGCGCTCGATATGGAGCCGCGCCGCCAGGATCAGGCTGGCAACCAGCACGTCCTCGGCATCGCCATCGACGCGGCAATGGGCCTTGGCCTCGGCCAGCGTGATCGGCTCGACGGAAGGGCCGGCGGTCAAAATCAGGGGCATTTTGCGGACCTCGGGAGGGGAAGGCGCGGGCGCAAAGGACCGCCGCCCGAAGGCAGCGATCCGATTTGCGGGACAGAAGAGAGATAAGAGTTGAGGCCGCGATGGGGGAGGGCATCGCGGCCTCGGGCCCGGACGGGCCATCGCGCTGGGGGGCAGCGCTTAGTGGTTACCTATGTAGGTTTGCCCGCGTCCGACAGGAATAGGAAAAGCAAAATTTTTTACCTCGGCATAGAGCCGGGAATCTGCGTACCGGGACGAAACGGGCCTTGCTGCACCAAACGGCATATAAGGAGTATAACCGATTGGTTATGGCTATCATTTCAAGGAGATACAGACGCAACCCCGTTGCTCTGATAGTTTAGAGACGGAGATTTCGAATCGCCCCTCATCGATTCGATTTCCCCAGATTTCAGCGAAACTGTGGCAGGCGTGGCCGATTTGCATAAGGAGCATTACAACATCCTAGATCACGATGATTTTGGCTTGGGTCGGACCAAAATCATGAACGGTGATCTGGTTCTTACATTTAGAGCGGGATGACGATCGGGAGACCGGCGCCGCTTTCCCCATCCCGCTCTATGGCCAAAGCGGCCAACCGGGATCAGGCGTCGGCGAATTTCAGCAGCTTGATGGCGTTGAAATCCTGGACACCGCCGCCGACGCGCTTGGTGGTGTAGAACAGCACATAGGGCTTGGACGAGAACGGGTCGCGCAGGATGCGGATGCCGATGCGGTCGACCACCAGATAGCCGCGCCCGAAATCGCCGAAAGCGATCGAATAGCTGTCGGCGGCGATGGCCGGCATATCCTCGGTTTCGGCGATCGGGAAGGTCATCAGCGTCGCGCCCTGCCCGGCCTGCTCGCCCGGACGCCAGATGTAATTGCCGTCATCGTCCTTGATCTTGCGGATCTCGGCCTGGGTGGAGCGGTTCATCACCCAATGCGCATTGGCGCGGTAGGCCGATTTCAGGGTGTAGACGAGGTCGATCAGCGTGTCGGCCGCGCTGCCGGCGGCGAAACCGCCATCCGCGCCGGTCAGGATGTAGCCGATCTTGTCCCAGGCCCAGCTCGACTCGGCGATCTTGGTGTAGCTGAGGAAGCCTTTCGGCTTGTTGGTGCCGTCGCCCGAGACGAAGGCGAGATTTTCCTGCTCGGCGAAGGCGATGCGGACTTCCTCGGCCACCCATTCGTCGATATTGACGGCGGCGTCCTCCAGCAGCGTCTGGGTCGCCGCCGGCATGGCGTAGAGCTCCATGGTCGGAAAGGCGAGTTCGGCCAGGGTCGGCGCGTTGGTCTGTGCGCGTGTGCCGGTCTCGGCAACCCAGCCGGTCGCCGCGCCGGTGATGGCGAAGGGTTTCTTGTAGACATTGCGGGAGACCTGCCGGATGCCGGAAATCGCCCGGATCGGCGAGGCGTCGCGCAGCGCGCGCATGACGCCGGCCTCGATCTCCTCCGGCACCAGATAGCCGCCATCGGCATCGACGCTGGCGGAGAGCGACTTCTCCTCCAGCCGGCGCAGATTTTGCGCCTCGCCGCGCCGCATATAGGTCTCGAAGGCGGCCTTGTGCTCGGCCGTGACGCCGCTCCAGGCCGCGCCGCCGCCCCGCTGCGGGCGCGACGCCTTCAGCACGAGCTGGTCGACCGTGGACTTGTAGTCGTCGAGGGCGCGGTTGATGCGGTCGAGCTTTTCCGTGGTCACCACGTCGGCCGACATGCGCCGCTCGATCTCGCCGAGGCGGCGGTCATTGGTGTCCTTGAACGCCTCGAAGGCGCTGAGGAAATCGTCATAGCTCTCGCCGATGCCGGAAGCGCCCGGCCGCGCGGCCTTGTTCTCCCACTCGGCAGGAGCGGTATAGTCGGTCATGTCATCCTCATGGGTTGCTGGAAGCGGTGCGGGCGACGCCCGGCGCAGGGCGGCGCGCGTGAATGGTTCAAGGGGGCTGGCTGGAAAGCGACCGGCGAGCCTGCGATCCGCACAACTCGGCAATCTTAACCCCGTCGCCCGGCGGGCGAGAGCCGGGGCATACTCGCCTCTCCGCGACCAGGGTGCCCGCTGGTCCGCGCGTGGGTCCCGCCGCTGACGGCCCCCGGGACGACAGAGGCGGAGGCGCGAATAAAAAGGACCGAGGGCAAGGCGTGCCGGGCGGGGAGGCGAGGCTCCATTGACGCCGCGTCCGGTCTGATCTCCGAGAGCAATTCCGGCGCCGTTACCAGCTCGCGCACGCCCTCGGTGCGCTCCTCGCCGAAGGCTTCGACTGGCACCATTCGGCGAGCGTGGCGATGTCCAGGCGGGCGCAATTGGGCCTGACGCCCGAGCAGGCCTCCCGGTCCCGAGCCTGGGCAAGAGATGAGGATCGCGGGAAAGGCTTCCGGCGCAATTCTCACGGTCGCGCAAGACGGAGGCCCCCGCCCGGCCGGGTCTCGCGCCGCGCCGGGGAGAGCGCGGCGGGGCGAGATCCGGGGCGGCCCGAAGGGCCGGCGCTCAGAGCCGGGGAAAAGGCGGCGAGCGTCCGGCACGGCCGGGCGGGGGACCCTGCTGAGGGCGCGCCGCGCTTTACGGCGCTCACGCGCGCACCGGGCAGCATGGGGAAGGTGACGATGGAGACCTCCCAAAGGTCGATTTCGACCAGGCGGCGCTGGCCGGTGCGGGCGTCGCGCAGCGCTTTCTGGGCGCGGAAGCCGATGGAGAGGCCGTCGATGGCCCCTTCGCGCAGCAGCGCCAGGATCTCGCGGGCACGGGCGACGCCCTCGATCAGCCGGCCGCGCACATAGAGCCCGCGCGCATCCTCGCGGATCTCGTCCCAGGCGCCGATGGGCTCGGCCGGGTCGTGCTGGAACAGCATGCGGATGTTCTGCGCACCGCGCCGGGCGAGCGAGGCGCGGAAGGCGCCCGGCATGACCAGGTCGCGGCTCTGGTCCTCGGCGCCGAACAGGCTGGCATAGCCTTCGAAGGCGCCATGGGCGGCAAGCCGCGGGCGGGCGAGACTGACGGGTGATGGCACGGGGCGGTCGCCTCTCGCGGATGGGCGCGGGCGCCGCGCTGCCGGCGGCAGGGCGGGCTGGCGCCGGGGCGGAAATGGGAAAGCCGCCCGGAGGCGGCGCTTGACGCGGCGAAGGGGAGGCACGGTGCGCCTGGCGAAGCGCTAGCCGCGCCCGACCGGCTCGACCAGCGTGCCGACGACGCGCCGCACCCCGGCAGCACGGCCGGCTGGCGCCGGGGGCGGAAATGGCAAAGCCGCCCGCAGGCGGTTCTCGTCGCAGCGAAGGGGAGGCACCGTCCGTCCGGCGAAGCGCTAACCGCGCGCGGCCGGCTCGACCAGCTTGCCGACGACCCGCCGCACCGCCGGCAGCAGCACCAGCAGCGCCGGGAAGGCGATGAGCCAGGACAGCTCCCACGCGCCGATCCAGGCGCCGATCAGCCCCCGCTCCAGCCCGACATTCTTCAGCGTCGAGACGAAGGAAATCAGCCCCGACATCAGGATGGAGACGAAGAGCGGCACCAGCAGGGCCGCGTAGCGCGCAGGCAGGCGCTTGAGTTTCGGTATCGACATAATGCCTCGAATGATGCGCCCCACGCGCCTGCCACGAGCGGAGCCCGTGGCAAATCCCGATTGCGGCAGCGTAGCCGGGCGGCAGCCGCGCCGGCTGACGTCGATGCTTTGCAGCTGCGCTTTCGATGCGGCGTGGCGTTTATAGCGAGGCGCGGATGGCGAGGCAAGGCGCGGAAGCGGAGCGGGAGGCAGCCAACCGGATTCCGGGGGCGCGAGGCCGGCCATAGGTGCCGCGCTCGCGGCCAGGAGGCCGGGCGCACGCGCACAATCCCGCAGCCGCGCCAACGGCAAACGGCGGATGGCAAGTCGAGCGTATCGAGCCCCCGCGCGAAGCGTAGGTCATCCGGTGCCCGCGCGCCCAGCCGGTTACCCGGCGCCCACACTCGCGTCACCCACGCCGAGCGGCCCGAGCCCGACCGCCGCGCGCTTCTCGTCGACGGTGAGGAAATCCGCGCGCTGGACGCGGTCCCACAGGCTGGCGCGATCGGCGGACAGCGCGTCGACCGCATCGAGCGCCGGGCGCAGTTGCAGCCACTCGCCATAGGCCGGCCCGAGCCAGACCGACAGCGCCTTCAGCGTCCGCCCGACGAGGCCTAGCACCGTCTGCCGCCAGAAGACGCGGTTCGCCTCCTGGTAGTTCGAATAGGTATTGTCGCCAGGGATGCCGAGCAGCATCGGCGGCACGCCGAGCGCCAGCGCGATCTCCCGCGCCGCCACATGTTTCGCCTCGATGAAATCCATGTCCTTCGGCGACAGCGACATGGTCTTCCAGTCCAGCCCGCCCTCCAGCAGCAGCGGACGCCCGGCATTCATCGCACCCTGGTAATTCTCGGCGAGCTCCGCCTTCAGCCGCGCGAACTGCTCCTCGCTCAGATGCCCGTCGGCACCCGTATAGACCAGCGCGCCGGACGGGCGCGCCGCGTTGTCGAGCAGCGCCTTGTTCCAGGCCGACGCCGCATTATGCAGATCGACCGCCGCCGACGCCGCCTCGACCGGGCTCATCCCGTAATAATCGTTCGACGGGTTGAACAGCGCCATATGCAGGATCGGCCGCAGCCCGCGCTCCGGCGACTGGCGGAAGCGCACCGACACGCCATTGGCGCTATAGTCATAAGCCTCCGGCCAGCCATCGCCGCCCGCGACGATCTTCATCCGGTCGGGCCTGAGCACGTGTAATTCGCGCAAGCTACCACCGACGCTGACCGCCTCGATATACGCATTGCCGGCGATGAGCAGATATCCGTACCAGTCCTCGAGCAGGTCGGTGCCGCAGCAGCCGGCATTCGGCGCGGCGATGAGGTCGAGCAGCGGGTGCTCGGCGATCTCGGCGGCGCCGTTGAACAGGCGGATCGGCACCGAGGCAGCGGATTCGGCGATCAGCCGGATGGCGCGGTAGACCACCGGATTGCGCGCATAGCCCTCGCGCGCGAAACCGGCATAGTCGCGCGGCGTCCAGACCGGCTGGCCGGTGTGGTGCAGGGCGATCAGGGGCGCGGTGGCGGAGGATTTTGTGGCGGGGGC